CCCCTTAAGTGCCCCTTAAAGCCCCCCAGGACCTCCTAGGACCCCCAGATACTACTTACGACCTCTATTAACCTTTGGGCTTAGCGGACGGAGGTTAGAGAGGCTGTTATCCATGGGGTTACCGTTCTTATGGTCTACGTCTTTACCCTTAAGGCTGTAACCGTTTTTAGCTAGTTTACGGCGAGCTTTGTTGCGGTTAGAGCGATTACGGCGTTGGTCTGGTTTTGAGTGGTATTCAGCGTATTCTTTGTCGTAATCACGAGGTTTAGACACAGCTTTTACCAATTAAGAGCTTTAGCAATAATAGGAAACTCTTGTTTAAAAATATCTTTAGCGTTGAAGGCAATATTTTGGTGTTCTCTTTGGGTACCGTTAGCGGTTCTTAGGTCAATGTAGTGAATCCAGGAGCGAAGGGTTCCTGCCATGTACATTTTGGTTGGTGAGGCTAGGGGTAGTACGTCTCTAGCTGATTCTTTAGCTACACCTGAGCTAACCATTTCACGGTAGAGGTCTTCAGCTTCTCCAAAGAGTTGATTGATACGGCGGTAGTAGAGCTGAGTTTGTTCAGGTTTTAGGTCATCTGTACTGTTCTGTCTGTTTTTAAGGTCTTGTTTACGAAGGTTAGGAACAACAGGACTACCAACAGTTGTTACATCTGCGTAGCGCTGAGAGAACTCTTGAAAACTAAAGGACCTATGACGAAGTATTTGAGCACTAACACTACGGGTAGTTGAGACCTCAAGGCACATTGAAACCATCTCAAAGGGAGACCAATGTTTGTGGTTGATGAGGTAGGAGATTAGTTTCTCTGCTCCTTGGTTTGAGTCTTGGTTACTAGGGTTAGAGACTCTAGCCATGTACACCACTAGATCTTGTGCTTTAGGGGTAGACCAAACAAGCTCTGTAGTGTGCATACCTAACCGGAGTAGAGAGACACCCAAGGGTACCATAAAGACCCTTAGGGCTCTTAAAGAGTCCTTAACCTTTAATAACCTAAATACTTATTAAAGGTTTAACCGTTTATGTTTAATAAAGAGGAGACAGTAAAAAACCCCTTAATAATCGTAATTAAGCTATAACAAACGTTATTTACCTTTACTACTTTAAGTACTGTTTAAAAGGTCTCTTTAATTGCTCTTTAATAGGAGTCTAACGAGCGTGTCAATAGGGGTCTCTTTTGTTGTGCCACTTAGAGAGCTGTTTAGGACGTAAGCTCCTAGAAGGGCCTCTAAGGCCCCTTAAGGGCCTTTAAGAGGGTATCTAGCCTGTGATCCAGTTAGAGCCCCCTGTAGAGGCTCCTAGGGCCCTCTGAAGGTCTTCTAGGCTTTGTGCGTAACCTATGGCGTCAATCTTGAGGCCACCTTCACCTTGAATAAAGCGTCGTTCAAGGTCCCACTGTTCAGAAAGTCTCATGTCTATGGCTTTCTTTTCGGTGAGGGCCATCGACTCTGTAAAGTACTGAACGGCCATTGCAAGGGCATCTAGGCGGTCATCATGACGAATACTGTTCTTTTCTTTTGTTATCCGGGTGAGTTGGAAGAAAAGCTGGTATTGGCTTCTAGTTTCGCTTGGGTAGCTTTCCGTAGTGGCGAGATCTTGCAGGATTACGTCAGTGTCAACGCAGAGCCTGTGTTGGTTCATGACAGGCTCAAGGGTGTCGATAATCCTGACTTCTTTTTGCTTTGTGTGTCGGACCTCTTCAATAGAGCAGGGGTAAATCGTTCCGAGGTAACGCTTAAGGAGCTCGCTAAACATCCCGAGGCCGAGGTTACTCTCGACCAATATTTGCTTAACTTTGTACTCTTTAGCGATGAGGGTGAGCTTTTTAAGGTTGACCTCGCTGTAACCGCCCCTAAGGCCGCCAGAGGCAAGGAGGAAGAGGTTACCGTTCAAGTAGGCAACCACTGCGTATCCAAGCTCGTCGGAGCCGCGTCCAGAAGGGTCAATCGAAAGGACTACTCCGGTGTATTCAAGAAACTCATCCCCAATTTGCGCTGGCTTAAAGAAAAGGTCACCATGAAGGCCCACTGAGGGCAGATCAAGGGCTTTATCGCCGTTAGCCATCCAAACGACCTTATTAGGGCCTTGCTCGCGGTTTAGACGGAACACACAGAGGTCTCTGAGTTTGAGAGGGAATCGTTCCTCATCACTCAGGCTGATGTCCAACAGGAACTGAAGGTTGAACGTAGAACGACCAATAGAAAGCTGGCGGGCCTCTAGTTCATCCCAATCAAAACGTAAGGGGTCTACAGGGTGCCCAGAGAGGCTTTTATCGGCTTCTAGGTCTGCTTGAACCTTTGGTGCCAAACGGTTGCCGTAGTAGTCCTTGAGCTTCTTCCCAGTGGGGTAGAGAGCAGGCCAGATCCTTACGGTGTATCCAGAGATCTCAAGTTTTGCGTAAACAGAGTCTTGGGTGTGAGGAGTTCCAAGGAACACGATCTCCCCACCGGGTTTAATAACGGAGTCAAACTCCTTAATGGATTCCCGAAGCTTGTCTCGAATTAGTTGAGTTTCACAGCTCTGTGGGGTTTCAACGTCATCTGCAACGATAAGGTCAGCACGAGAGCCGGTAATTTGCCCGAAGATGCCACTAGAGCGCACCGAAGGACTTTGATCGGGCTTTGCGCCGTAAACATCAAAAGCAACTTTCGAGAAACGTTGAGTGTCGCTAGGGAACAAGTCCTTGACCATGAACCAGTTTCGAAGCAAGTCATGGCAAAACACACTGAACGCATCTGCACGGTCTTGAGCTGCGGAGATCACAAGAACTTTACAGTCAGGATCACGCCTCAAGCGCCACAGGACGTATCCCGCAGTAAGGAACGACTTACCACAGCCTCGATACGCCATGATGATCCTTCTGCTGGGTCCTGTTTGCAGGTAATCAGCTACTTGGTATTGAATTGGCGTAGGGCTAGGAAGCCGTAGGTAATGCCACAAATGAGTAGCAAAAACAGGAAAACTTTCAACGGCCTCCTGGATTATCTGTTCAGTCTGATTTTTGCTTCTTGCCACTAGCCCACTTGAAAACTTGACTGAGGTTATTCTGCAGGATAAAAGTCATCCTGATGTAGTTCAGAAGTAACTCCTCAAGATCTGCTCGCTTTACTTGGTCTAGTTCGCGCCTTACGCGCTCTAGCCGCAGTTGCTGCTCCATTGTTGGAGTCAAGCAAACAGTAGGTGGCATATCTACGCCGCTGTTGGGTAGAGCTGCGTAAATCTCGTCGAACTGATCCATTGGGAAATTACGTTTTTACGTTCCTCACAGTAGTAAGGTTTGCGCTGATACCAAAGCATCCAGTGCTCAGACCCCTTGCTGTGGTTACAACGGTTACAAGCTGGAACAACGTTTGTTGATACATCTTGACCACCACGAGTCTTGGGGTGTACGTGATCAAGGGTTAGTTTGTCGCTTAAACAGCCGCAATAGGCACATTGGTGCCCAAAGGCTTCTTTGATTGATTGTCGCCACTGAGAAACCGCTTCTTTGCGTTGTAGAGCCGAAAGGTTAGCCATCGCCTCATCAGGGGTTAGATACACAAAAACCCCAGAAGGTGTTGTCACCATTCCGGGGTCTCTGCTTGGTACATATAGGAGGGTTAGTTCCTAAGCACCAATATACGATCTAACCTTTTTAATATCCACTTCTGGGAGAGAAGAAATCATCTCAGAAATAGCAGATACATCACCGCCATTGAGAGCAGTAATACCTTGGTCTTTAAGGAATTTAATTGCGTTAGCAAGATCACTAGCTTTAACATCGTCCCTGTTCAGTTGGTCGATCAACTTAGTTGCAACCAAACGGTGCAAACTATAAAGATCGCTATCTGAAGCAAGACCTTCTGTACTATTTAGTGACTTTTTTGGCGAAGCTGCCATAGAGCACTCGGAAAAGTTTCAACAACAACTGTACGATGCTGTTTTCTTTCAGCTTTGACATTCCGATAATTTCAGAAATAACAAAAGCCAAAGACCAAAAAGTTGCAAGTACTGTGGGATCAGAGAAATCCATAAAAGTAGGGGTAGCGCTACGGCTTAATAATAACTGCCCAACCACTACTTGGTCCTTCTACAAGCCATCGTTTGTTCCAGTTCTTTTTGCTATATGACACTTCTTTACCTTTTGAGTGATTTAAATAACCACCGTTAACTAAATCAGCTTGTCCATTGGGATCGCTCATGATCCAAGAATCAGCCGTATAACCAATAGCTACAGAATAGTGTCCACCCCCTTCAGGAGCCCCTACAGGGCCCTTGTGGAGCCATCCACATACTACAGGTCGTCCAGCGTCAATCTCGGCCCTTAGAAGGGCTTCTGAGGCCTTCTGAGTAAACGTAGCGTTTAGTCCAAGGAACTTAAGGGCCTTAAGCTGTGCATTTACGTCTGTTGAGTCGCCATAGACACTCCTGACTTGGTTGTAGACATTATCGTTTTTACATTTGCCGTAGTACCTGGCAACCATTGCACAGGAACTTGAAAAACACTCACGATATCCGGTAGGCCCGTTATCAAGTTGATATTCATACGGAACTTTGATAAGTCGCCCTACACGAACCTCTGGTGATTTGTATTTGTTAACTAAAGCAACAAGTTTGGGTACATATTTAGGATCAGTTGCATACCCTTCTTTTGTTAGCCACCTAGCTGCATCAATAACAGTGTTTGCGTTATTAGCTCCTTTCCAAGATTTGTAATCTTTATACCAATGTTTAACTAGGTAGTTAATAGACTCCTCAAGACTTGAAAAGTTTTTAAAACCACCCTTAGTAGTTACAGCTTTACCGTTGATATATTCCGTTGTAGTCAGCTGGCTACCAGCGCCCTTAAGACCAAAATAATTATGGATACCGCTTGTATCTTTACCCCAATTGCTTTCAAGAGCCCACTGAGCAGCCACAAGTTCTGGATATTTAGCTCCAGCTTTACGTGCTAACTCAACAACACCAGCCCAAGACCCAGTACTAGGAATTGTGTTTTTAGGTCCTGAACGCCAAAGATCAGAAAACTTTGCCAAGGTCCCTGGAGGAATTTGATCCTGCAGAAAATCCAAAGCAAAGTTTTGGTGTTCTTTGTTGTTGTAGTACTTAGCTACGTCACGAAGAGAAATGTCGGCCATTAAAAAGAATGCGATCTAACTTTTCATCAATGTGTTGAATCTTCTTATCCAGTCGATCCATCATTGGCATTAGCTCGTCCTTTCTAACAAACTCTCTGTGAAGTGTCATCTCCACATTGTCGATGCGTTGATCTAACTCGTTATGCCTGCGGTGAGTCCAAGCAAAAGTACCACCACCAATAGTTGCAAAACCAAAGAATAGGGATAAAAGAAAGGAGGGTTCCATTGTTAAGTATTTTTACCAAAACCTTCTTTCATTTTGTAAGCCAAACGTACAGCTGTTGTATCCACTACACCAGGTTCAAACCTACGATTTGGGTTTGGTTTCATTGGAGTAGTTGGAGTGTACATATTTGGCAACTTAGGTCCAGGTTTTTGGCTGCCAGATCCACGAATTTCAAATGAGGGCATAATTACTTACCTTTAGGAACACAATTAGGAACAACTTTAGTACCTTTCTTTTTGGTACCAACCATTTCATAACCTTTCCAGCACGGTCCTTTAGCCATGATTACTGTCCTTTAAGTTTGGTGTTGTACTGACGACCCCGCCAAGTAAACTCTTTAGCTCCTTGCTTACGAGCGGTACCAAAAGCGCTGTCAAAAGATCCTTTATCTTGCTTACCTTGATATTCCTTTTTGTTCCTGCTGTATTCCTTATCCAGTTGAGCTTTAGTCATCTGTTGAGCTGCAGCAGGACGAGGATTAGCTACATCAACAGTTGCTGCTTGAAGCAACGTAGCAGCTTTACCAAGCATGTTGGTTGCGTTACCAACCGCTTGCTCCATAGGAGAGCGACGCATAGGAGCGTTACGAGCTAGGTCAGTAGGCACGTAGCGAGTTAATTCAGGGTTACGTGTAGTGTCTCCTGTAGCCCGCACCGTGTAGGTCATGTAACCACCACGACGCTGAGGAGGGGGAGTAACTCCACCACCACCACCGCCAGGAGGACGGACACCACCAGGCCGTTGTGGCCCTTGCATAGTCAAACCTCCTTGCTGACCAACACGAGCATTAGTGGTGCTTTGAGGTTTGCTTCCAGCAGGACCTTGCAACACACGACCAGTAACACGCTCATCACCACGAGCCCTAGCAGCTTCTACAGCCCTACGGTCAGCAGTATTCTGTAGTCGCGTTTGAGGACGCCTCCCGCCTGATTGAGCCATAACTATTTGGTCTTATAACCTTTCTTCATTTTGCCATCTTTTTTACCTTTACCTTTAACAACTGGTTGTCCAGCAGCTTTAGCGTGTTCTACCATTTTCTTAGCAATCTCAGGTTTCTGAGAGAACATATAACGTTGCTGTTTAGTAGATTCAAAAGGCATGAAAAAAGTCCTCAAACAATTCTTTATTAAGTGTATTGAAACTTTAATTGAATGGCTTGAAACAAATCACCGCGAACTTAAAACAAAAGTAAATTTAGATGAAGAAATTTCTAAATACCATAAAGCAGCTGAAGAGTTAGACCCTCAGCTGCAACCAGAAATTACTGAAAATGGCGTTTTTGGTGAAGACGGTTGGTATATCGAAATACGTAACCCTGTTATTGATCGTAATTTAGATAAATTGTCCGATAAATTTTAACTAATCTACAAAACGAGAAAACGCGAAAGTAACGCTAGGAGTACCACCACTAACACTTACCAACCGCCCACGGATAGCTTGAAGAGGGGCCTCTTGAAGATTAAAAGCAGTAGTGCCGTTAGCCGTAATTGTAGTGTCGCCAGTGTAATCACAGTTAAAGTAATTAGTACCGTCAATAGTTCCTTCAATTCGAATTACAACGTTTGTACCAATAGAAGCTGTAGTTACAGCAATAACAAAATCTTCAGCACCAACTGAAGGTACATCAGCAGTAGCTCCAGCTGAAGTCAAAGTAGTTGAAGTTGAAAACGTAGGCATTCCCATTGGTTTTAAGCAGTTAAAACAATTGTAATTCTAAATCTAGATATTCAGATGTCCGGGAACGGGGCAGCAGGGGGCGTGAAATTGGCGGTGTAGCGGGCGACGCCTTTAGTGATGCGGAGGTCGTCAATGTAGCCGTTGAAATAGCTATTGTTTGCCCCTGGATTTCTTCCTATATTTAGTATGCCGCTTGATAAATAAGAAGTTGCAACTCCAGTAAAAGTACCAATTGTTGATCCGTTAAAAAATGTTTTCAGTGTAGTGCCAGATCTTGACAGGGCAACATGGTGCCAAGTATTAAGACTAATTGCTTGGTTTGCGGTATAAGCAGTTAACTGTGTTTCATAACCCAAAACTTGAGTACTTGATACCCCAAAGCCAAAATTACCAGGGCTATTAATATCAAGTATTGCTGCAAAAGCAGATCCTATCAAATAGAACCAGCACTCGACAGTAAAGTCTGCATTGTAAGCAAAGCTGGGATTTGCTGGGGTTGTCAGGTACGAGGTGCTTCCATCAAACAGCATTGAGCTGCCACCAAATTTTGACTGCGCGGTACTAATCTGAGCATTACCAACAGCGGTAACCGTCTTAGGACTGGGGCTATTATCGGTGATCGTGGTGGAACCGTTGGTACCGTTGCCGTGAAGCAACAGGGACACGCTTCCGTATTGCGGATCCACGGGCACCTTGGTTTGCGGCGTAATGGTCCAACTCATGACAGCACCTCCAGATGGGGTTTGGGTTGTGAACGGGGGGTTGAAGAGTTGGTCATGGTTAGTAGATGGCGTAGTGGGCGTTTATGTTGGCCACAATGGCAGCCTGATTGGAGCTTTGGTTGTTAGCATAATAAATAAGCTCTTGTATAAGTACATCTCCACATTCAGTCGCTTCACCACTGTCGCCTATTGTCAACCCTCCTATACTGGTAGTGGTTGTATGGGTAAACGAAATTCCAGATCCAGAATTTCCAGCAAGTACGCAAGTAGATCTTTCTCTATACAATAAGCTTACTAATGTTCTGGCACTCCAAGGATAGCCTGTCAAGCTGCTAATTGTCGCAGTAGATTTATAAAACCCCCAAGTGCTAAAAGAACCAAAAGTGCCGACGGAGTGCTCTTGCCCAAAGCCAAAAATGCGACCATAACTTGATTCGCTTCTGCCTTTGGCAACACAAAAGGTTGTTGATACAATGTTACCCAATAAAGAGGTGGCAAGTCTTTGCAAGACACCGTTAAAATCTAAACAAGGAAGTCCCGATTCGGTTACTAAGGTTCCGCTTTGCACTATTAATGGCTGATTAGCCATTGTGGATTGCTCTGCGTGATTGCCATTACCACTCTGGTCATACCAAGTACGAACAAAACCGTTACCAGCACCACAGAACGTTGTCAGGGTGCCATCCGTAACCTGTGTTGCGCTGAAGTCCTGTTCAGTACTGTCGGAGCTACGACGCACACGAACGACAGGCCCTGTGTAATTAGCGGAAAGTCTACGCAGGCTATAAGCAGCAGCAGCACCACCGTAAGCATCAAGCAATCCTGGAGCCACGCTTTGCTTCGCCAACGTAAGCCTTGTCGATTCAGTTAATGGGCTCATGGGATGGCTACTCCAAATGCGGTGATCAGTGCTGTGACGCGGGCGTCAAGGAGGGCGAGGTCCAAAGATTCGCCGATGCTGTAGAAGGCAAGGCGGGCGTTTGTGTAGTTACTGCCTGAGGTAAAAGCAAAGATTGATGTTGCTGTGCTAGGCGGTGATTGCGATACTGCTGTTACTGTTTGATTGACGGCGCTTGCCCTGGTAACGTAATTTGCGCTGTTGTTTCTTGACACGCCAGCAAGGCCAGTAAATCCATCACTTCTAACAGAAGCGGAAGAAGTCTGGCACCTAAAGAAATATGAACTAGCCGGGCTGGTGGTTCCTATGTTGGTTGAGCCCGACACGTCGTTCTCGTTCCCGATTAGTGCTGTAAAAAGTGTCGAAGGGATTGTTGTGACGTACACTGATGCGTGAACGTTATTTATAGGATCAGCATTGCCCGCCCTGTTGCTGTTGAGACGCTTCGTACTTCCGTTCCCAACCAACCCAGTCTTCCGAGTGTAGTCGCCAGAGGTAAACAATCCCCCAACATTTGTCGGCGCCGTCCCCACAAGCGGAATCAACGCCCCATTAAGCGTCCTCGCCCCAGCAAGGATGCAACTCGCCTTAATGGCTGACCAGATTCCATCCTGCTTGCAACCAATGACGAAGTTGTTGATTGCTTGACGGGTACCTGCCTCTAGTGCTTGGCCATCAGCAGCTTCGACCGCTTGGATGTAGTTACCAGCATCCGTGTCGTAGGTGAAGACCTTGCTGATGACTAGGCTCATACAACCTCCGATTCAAGGGGGACATCCTCAACCACTGGCGTGGGTGCGACGTATGGTGAGCCGTCAGCGTTCCAGGTCGGTGGGGTGCTGCCAACGTAATAAGGGCCAACTTTATAGATCTCAGCGCGTTGACGCACCGTTTCAACCACACTGGCAGAGAAATACTCCTCTGGTGTGGCGGCAGTCGTGCTGCCTTGAACAAGACCAAACTCAACCACCAAAGCAGGCAGCAGTTCGTCAGGGATGTCGATAGTAAATTGAGCCATGATGATTCCTCCGTGGGGTTAGGCTTTAACGACAGCAAAGCCAATGACAATGGCTTCACTCAAAATGCCCGCTGTAATGTTGCGAACATTGATTGTGGCTGAACCTGCTGCTGCTTGTGCATTGAGCAGATAAGAACCAGCAGTACCTCCACTGACGTGATTCAAAATCAGCAGATCGTTGGCGGTAATTGAACTATTGGTGAGTGTAAAAGAAACAGTGGTATCAAGAGCAAGAGACGCACCGTTCATGGTGATACGACCAGAAGCACCGTTGAGTGTGACACCTGTGCTTTTGTTAGTACCTTGGGTGACTGTTCCACCAGCAGTGTAGCCAAGGGTTCCAGTTGTTGAACTATATAAAGGTCCACCTGCGTTGACGCCAGCATTGTTATAAACCAGCTGCCCGCTAGACCCCGCAACTAACGCAACGGTTCCAGTGGCATCAGGCAGGCTGATGGTGCGGTTAGCCGTTGGGGTGATCGTCTGGAGCGTGGTGGTGTAGGTGCCGCCATCGCTGAGGTTGACGTCACCCGTGACCCCAAGGACGTTAGTGGTCTTGTCCCAGGTCAGGTCTGCGTCACCGCCGAACGCTCCAGCGTCGTTGAATTGAACCTGGGTGTCGCTACCGCCGGGGGTACCGCCGCCTCCACCTCCTCCACCTGGATTATTTAGTAGCAGCAGCTTCATTTACCTTGACCTCTAGAAAGTTTTTTGTTCCCTTTAGCTATACTATGCTGCCCTTGGCCTTGACGGGTCTTTTTAGGTGGCCCTGGGTTATGGGTAACCTTAGCTGTTGACTTAGGCTTTCCCATTAGTTTAACCCTCGTACATGATGTTAACAGAGCCGCTGTCAAAGGAATCAGATCCAGTAAGAACAATACGGACTCGATCCAAAGTATCTGACAATGTTTTTTCGCCTACCGTCCAGCCAAGAGTGGTATTTAGGGTTGGAAAGTTAATTTGTCCAGTAGCAATCCATCTATTGCCACTTATGTTATTAAGTACAACTGATCCAGTAATTACATTTAAAGCCGCTCCAGCTGTGACAATTATTCCAGCAGTACTGGAAAACCCACCAACGGCTACTGTTGGCGTATAAATCATGTATTCTGTAACACTGTTATATCCAGTAGTTTCAAAACCACCAGAGTCACCTAATTGAATCAATAAATTATCCGCACCAGTTGCACTAAAACTGTCCAACAATACAGTGATACGTCTTGCCCAACTAGGAATACTGGTAAAGCTTACTGAAGTTCCACTTGTTGTTGCAACAGCAGTTTCTCTTACCAACCGTGGCTGAGCAGTGGCGTAAGTAATCACCCCCGTCATCGTGCCACCAGCTTTTGGCAGAGCAGCGTTAGCAGTTGTGTTGGCCGTGTTGGCCAAATCGTAAGCCGTTTTAACGCTATTTGGGGTTGCAGCTGTTGATGTACTAGTTGAAGAGGTACTGTCAGTTAATTGAACAGTTCCACTATTACTAGTAGTTGCTGCTTGAATTTTTGTACCAGTAATAGCAGCAGAGGGGTTGATATCAGTATCAACAATTGTTTCGTTTAAAATTTTGCTACTTGTAACAGCTCCTGTACCAATTTTTGTTTCTGTAACAGCTCCACTGCCTAATTTAGTTTCTGTAACAGCTCCACTGCCTAATTTAGTTTCTGTAACAGCTCCACTGCCAATTTTTGACTCAGTAACAACTCCAGTATCAATAGACCAAACAGTACCGCCACTAGCAACAAAAATGTCACCTTTATCTCCGTCACTAACACCACCACCAAAACTAATTTCGTCTCTAAGTTCTTGTAAACCAAATAAAGTTTGATCGCTTGAATTATTAAGATCTGAAGCTGCGAGAGTTGAACCAGGAGTAAAATTTACAGCTGGAAGATCAACATCTGTAATTCGTTGAATAAGAACTGTTGCTCCTGATACTGCAGTGTTAAAAACAATTGCAGTACCAGCAGTGTTAAAGGTGTAATTAGTTGTTACAACCTGAAGAGTTCCATTTAAAAACACCTTAATATCTGCTTGACGCAAATATTCAATAGGATCTCCATTGCTATTAGTAAGAGCAAACGTTGTACCAGAAGCGCTGGTATAGGTAATAGATGCGTAAGCCATTACTTAGTAATCCCCATGCGGTTGTTAAGAATCATTTGCTTCATTTCAGGAGGAGCTTTGTACTGTTGACCAGGAAGCTCACCCATCAAGAATTGCTCCTTAGCTATACCTATTAGTTTATCCACTTCACTCTTTAAAATTACACGTCTCATATTATCTTCTCGATTCCAATTTGCATCTTGAACGAGACCAAAGGGACCCATCTTGAAGGGACTGTCTACACCAGGATACTGCGTGTAGTCCTTACTGGTTACAAGTTTCTTGAGGTAACCATAAGCGCCTTTAAAGTTCTTCTGGCTAATGGGGTCATAAAACTCAAACTCTTTGTTCAAGAAGTGGTTGAAGTCATTAAGAACCGTATCGTTAATACCAACGCCATCAGAGTGGAACAGGGTATTACGGGGAGGAGAGATCAGGTTATAAACCATCTCCTTAGCCACAGGATCTTCTAACTTGTCAGGAAAGACCCAATAACGGCCTAGAACGGCTTTAAAGGGCTGCCAAATACCCGCGTGACGGGCGCTAACGGCTTCTCCAGGCTTACCGTACCAAAGGGCTTTACGGGAGCTTGTGCGGTATTCAGGGTCTTGGGTAATAACAGAAACAAGAGCATCAGCAATAATCCCAACCCCTGTGTACTCATTGGCAATACCAAAGGCACCAAAAGCTGTATCAACAATGCTGTTTTGTAGATCACCAATAGTTACACCCTTTTCACCTAGCTTTCCGCGTTGGTAGAACTTACCAGCATCACCAGTAAAACGACCAACAGGGCTAGCAGGTTTACGAGGATCAACGCTTTCAGTGGCCACCTTACGCAGGTTGAGATAAGGATCACCAGCCTTAGCTACTGACTCAGACAACATACGCTTTAGGCGGGACACGTCGCCAGTACTTGCAGATTTAAGAGCAGCAATAAGCCTGTCAAAACCAGCAATTGAAGGGGTCTCAAGGATGGTGTTAGCAAGAGAAGCTGTAGCTAGTGCTACAAGACCACTGGTGTCCTTACCAGGAGCAAACTCTTGAAGATCCCTAATGGTGGAGTGAAAAGCAAGGGTATTACCAATGACAGGTAGATAACGATAAGGAATAGATGCTCCACCAATATTCCAGGTGTAAGGATCTACAGCACCTTCAGCTTCCCTATAGGTGTTTTCAAGACCACCAGCAATATCTTGATTGCCATCACGAAGAAGGAACCAAGCAAGAGAGTTAATGCCAACTGAAAGAGCTAGAGCACCTTGAGCTTTGCTCCTTACTTTGACATCACTGCTCATATATTTACTTTCAAAATCAATAACCTCTTGACGAAACTTAGGTGGAATAAGATTTGCTACTTGTTCTGGTAAACCTTTAACAATTGAAGATCCAGTGGCCCGTACAACATCAGTACCTGCTTGAGCAATCTCACCGCCATAAGCAATCATTACAGCGCGTTTGATGCCGTTAATAGGCGAAGTAATGATTGGGAAGATGTCCCGAGCAAAGAACCGCAAAGGACCACTCTTGCTTTCACGTAGCTTGTTAATCATTGCTACAACGTCACCACCAGGACCTGTAAGCTCTTCGGTAAGGTTTACAGCACGAGTAAGTTCAAGAATCTGATTATCCATAATTGAATAACCAATAGTTTTCTGATCAAAGCCAGCCTTAATAGGCTTGTACATTTCAGAAGCTTCTTTGTTTAGTTTTTCTCCAATAACCTTTGCGCGATCAGCTGGGTCAATCATTTTGGCTGCAATCTGTTCATCTACTTCATTTACAACACGAGCACGAACACTAGCGTTGGCATAGAAAGCTGTAGACAATTCATCAGCTGTAGCTGAAAGCTGGTTAAAGATTGTAAGGTTTACGTTCTCACCACCTGGGTAGTAGCTCTTAGCTCCCACTCCCATGCCACGCAAAGCGGTAGTAGTAAGGCCAATTCCTTTACCAAGGTTGCTTCGCTTTGACCAAGCCTCACCAGGCATGAAGTAATCGTGGAAGACTTTAGTCATCACACGTCCTTTATTAAGGATGTCAAAGATCTTGTCGTCTTCCCCGCTACGCTCTAGTACATAGTTAAAGAAAGGTGTTTTGATACTGGTAGCTGACAAATCTTGAGCAATAGCTTCCTCCCGACGAAGACTGGTAGTGTTGTTTATTTCGTATGCAGATTGAGCTGCAGCTGCTGGATCAGTAATAGCTTTGCCATATACAAAACGGTTATAAGTAGCATCAAGAGCGTCACCAATAACAAAACGAGTTTGAAGCAGAACATCTGCAGCCCATTTAGCTTCTTGGAAGCTTTCCTTAGCAACAGCAGTTTTACCAAGGAATTTGGCTGCAGTACCCGTCAAACCGTTACTAACAGTCATCCCCATTAGCTGCATTGCAGTTTCAGGAATACCTTGAATAGGAATAGAAGCAATCATTGCTGGGTTGCTGAGCGGTGAACCAGTCTGCAAACGAGCAAGAACAGCATCACCAGTCAGTTCAAGTTCCTTAAGCTTTTCAAGATCACCACGGCTTTGGTAAACCTTCTCAACAAGGTTTTCAAGGCCATCAAGTTCTTCATCAGTTAAATCTTCACCATTTTTAACTTTTTTAAAGAACTGCCCAATAGTTTGATCCATTTCTTCTGCAGCACCTTGAGCTGCTTTAGAAAGGCTGTCAGCAAACTCAGTGCTATCTCCAAGGGTTGCTAGTTCTTCGTTAAAGCGGCTAAAAAGCGCTTGAGGGTCTGTAGTAGAAAAACCAAGACGGTTACGTTGGTCAAACAGACGAAGAGCGTTACCTATGCCGTAGAACAACTCACTGACGGCTTTGGTGTTAGCCATTAGTACTGAATAGTTTTCTACAAAGTTTGCAAGGGCTCCTTCACGAGTGAGTCCACCTACCTCTCCACCATTTGTAATCTCACGAATATTGCGAACACTACGCATGGTAGCCATTGCGCTGTCATCCAGCATGGATATAGGAGCAATAATTTTGTTTTGGTTATTTTGAATGTATTTACCAAAATCAGCTGACTCATTAAGAAGCGCAATTTTACGTAAAGAACTGCCCTCTTCCCCAAGCAACGTAGCTAGCTTGCGGATAGCAATGCCATATTGCTCAGGAAGTATCTTTTTACGGGCATCTAGACGATCTACAGCAGCTTTAACAAGTTGAGCGTTCTCAACAGAGCTGGTGTATTTACGAGCGTTAGTGCTGTAGATCTTGGTGGCATCTTCAGCCAGGTAGGTACCATCAGCAGCGTCAGAGTAAATCAACTGACGTTGCTTATCCATTACGGCATCAAGACCCTTCAGGTAATCATCAAGTACCTCTTGGCTTTCAGCGGGGTTCTGGTTAACACCAAGATCCTTATTGTTTTCATCAATAATTTGCTTAGGTGAGTAAGCAATCTGATCAGCAGGAGGAGCCGTTACAGCCTCACGTTCTGCTAGTGCATCAGTATCAATGCGGATCTCACCTTCATCAGTCTTGGTAAGTGGTACAACGTTTTGTACAGGTGCAGGTGCTTTAGGAATCTGTATTGACTGATCAACAGCCTGTTGACCTGCCTCAGGAGCCTCAGCAGCACCTACAGGAGCTTCAGGAGCAGCACCACCAGGAAACTCAGGAGTAACAGGTGCAAGACCACCGTTATCAATAATCTTGTTTTGAATCTGATCAACACGGTTAACAAACAACCGCATAAAATCATCGTTGAGGTTGTTGCTAGAAATAGCAGCCTCAGCGGCACTCATGATGTCTTTAAGTTCCCCAAGGGCTTGGCCATAGGCATCTTGAATGCTGTAATCAGTGTTGATTTCACTAAGGCGGTTCATCTGAAACAACTGAGCGTTACGGCTCTCAAGCAGCTGAATGCGCTCAGTATCTAGTTTGTTGATTGCATCGACCAAGATACGAGCATCGTTAACAGCGTTACGGAACCCAATAGTGGACTGCTCACTTTCAATAGCAAGCTTTGCAACTTCAGCAGCTTTAGCTGTAACCGTCAGATCAGAAGCTACAAGCTGATCACGCTGCAATTTAAGGTCCTCAAGCTGTTGAAGGCGTTGAGCAGCATCCATAGCCATCCGAAGCTTTGTGCTGTTCTTACTGGCTTTCTTGCCTGTTCCGGTGCTCTTAGAGGCCCACTGAGGATCACGAGCGATTGCTTGCTCATAGGAAGCTAGGCGATCCTCAAGCATGGCTTGTTTAGCTGCTAGTTGCTCAGGGGTAGAAACCTTGAGATCGCTTTCTAGGGCAGCGATTTGAGCATCAACAGTTGCTCGTTGAGGTGCGATATCAGGAAGAGAATCAAGCTCTTGTTGTGCCTGTTGGATCTTAGGTAGAAGCTCCTGACGCTTAGTAAGGACAGCTTCAGCACCACCACGACCAAGCTTTGAAATCTCAGCAACGTTTTGTTCAATTTTGCGGTACATCTCAGCCTGTACAGTGCCCAGACGCTCCTCTCGCAGGTCGTTGGCCTTTATAGGACCGTCACGCAACACAGAGGCTTGCACAATGGGTACAGCTTCATCAGCTGCCTCATCCATAGCTTTCTCTACAGGAACGCCACTAGTAGTTTTGCTAAGAAACCGATTAGCAGCCCAGAAAGTGCCACGAACACCAGTAAGAGCTACAGCACCTCCAGCTACGTTTTTAAGTTGTTCGTAAGCGTAGTTAAACTCTTCTGGAGATGTAGCCCTCAAAACTTGAGCAGCAGCAATACGCTCTTCAGGGGTCTGAAGTTCACGAATCTTTGCAAGATCCTTCTGCATAGCAGCCGGAGCTTGAGGCATAAAGAACATTGCATCCTGTAAAGAGTTAGGAGCAACATCTTTAACAAGATATTGAGTCAACATCTGGACACCTTTTTTGATGTCCTTTGCTTTCCAGATGTCTACAAATTTGTCACCAAACTCAATGGTTTTACCAATCATTGATGGGGCTTTAAAAGCCAATTTGGATGCACCAAGATCAAAAGCAATAGCAGCGGTGACACTAGCAGCTAACTGACCAAGAGCTGTTTTAGGTTTTAGGGTTTTCTGAACAAAAGCACTGTCTTCAGAAAGAACAGGACCAACAATAGGAGTGTTAGGACGGATACCGTAGCTAAAACCTTCAGGGTCCTTACCAGTCTTTATAAGGGCTTCTGTAGCAGCTTGCTGTTGCTTCATACGCTGCTGTTGCAGCTGAGGGTTCATCTCGATTTGACTGCCAATATCACCAGCACCCATAGGGCCACTAGAGAGAGCAGCACCAAGATTCATACCTTGAGTCAAGGCACCTACTTGTTGAACACTTCCAATAATTGCGTTAGGAATTTCTTGAGCAGCTTTGCCAACAATACGAGCTGCTTCAGGACCAGCCTGTTGCAGGAAACGACCCAGATCAAACCCACGACTGGTCCTACCTTCTTTCTTTACCTTTTCAAAGGAACCAGGAGTTTGAAAGCCGTAATCAGGACCTGCATATTGCTTTTTAGTACCACCAACAGTTAGATAGTCACCCACAGCTGGTTCACGTTTCTGTTCTTGCTTAGGCTGCTTTTGAGTTGCTGCAGCAGGTTTAGCGGGAGTCTGCTGTCCCCACTCCTGTTGGTACCGTTGGTTTGCCTGATCCTCATCAGCAATAAAGACAAAACCGCCGTCACGAGTAGGGATGTTAGGCATTTATAGAAGCAGTAGTATTCGCTTCCTCCAAACTAATGGATATAACTAGAAATGGCTATCGCCTGTTTGGATCGCT